AAATTGCTATCTAAAAAGCCGCAATATAAAATGTATTAATACTTTTTATCCAGAGTTTGCGTATCACGATGGTAAGATTAGAAAACCAGCGTTTATAGATTTTGTTTTACATTTAACAAATTGGAAAGTCCTAGATTCAAATAGTGGAGCACATCCACATCCAGGTAAACAAAGTCAACAATATGTAGCAAACGAATTAATAAAAATTATCAACAATCTCAATCCTAATAAATAAAAATGAGAAAGGTACAGCGAGCCATAAATCGCACATTGGTATTTGCAAGCCATAAATTGCAAGGAGAAAAAATATGAATTATGTTGATGCCGTATGGGATCGCGAAAAAGACGTCGTTAAAGTCGTCGAGCGTGATCCAAAACAAGGTAGAATTTATCAAGAATTCCCTGCCCGTTATCAGTTTTATTATCCTGATCAAAAGGGCAAATACAAATCAATCTTCGGTGAAAACTTAGCAAAAGTTTCCGCTCGTAGTTGGAAAGAATTTGTAAAAGAACAAAAAATCCATTCGTCACATAAGCTGTACGAAAGCGATATTAATCCCGTATTCCGTTGTTTAGAAGAAAACTACTTAGGTAAAGATGCTCCAAAATTAAATGTAGCATTTTTCGATATTGAGGTGGACTTTGATCCAGAGCGTGGCTATGCAAGTCCTGATGATGCGTTTATGCCAATTACTGCGATTGCTGTTCACCTACAATGGATGGACACGTTGGTATGTCTTGCTATACCTCCCAAGACATTAACAATGGAACAAGCACAAGAACAAGTTAAAGAGTTTCCTAATACAATATTGTTTGAAACAGAACATGAAATGCTTAATACATTCTTGGATTTAATTCAAGATGCAGATGTATTAAGTGGTTGGAACAGTGAAGGCTTTGATATTCCTTATACTGTAAACAGAGTTATAAAGGTTTTAAGTAAGGAAGATACACGCAGATTTTGTCTATGGGACCAGTTACCTAAAAGACGTGAGTACGAAAAATATGGAAAAGCCGCTGTTACTTATGACCTTATCGGTCGCGTTCATCTTGATAGTCTCGAGCTGTACAGGAAGTACACATATGAAGAACGACACACTTATCGATTGGACGCAATCGGAGAAATGGAAGTAGGCGAAAGTAAAACAGTCTATGAAGGAACTCTTGATCAACTGTATAACAATGACTTTAAAAAGTTTATTGAATATAACAGACAAGACTGTGCTTTGTTAGATAAACTAGATAAGAAACTAAAGTTTATTGACTTGGCAAATACTATTGCTCACGAAAATACTGTGTTGTTGCAAACTACAATGGGTGCTGTGGCTGTTACAGAACAGGCTATTGTAAATGAAGCACATCACAGAGGATTGATTGTTCCAAGTCGTCCACGTAGAAGTGAAACTGAAAATACGCAAGCCGCTGGTGCGTATGTTGCGTATCCTAAAAAGGGCTTGCATGACTACATTGGATCAATGGACATTAACAGTCTGTATCCATCTGTTATTCGTGCGCTGAACATGGGACCAGAAACAATCGTTGGCCAGTTGCGTCAAGAATATACTAAAGAAGAATTAGAAACTAAACAGGCCAAAGGCGCTAGTTTTGCTGGTTCTTGGGAAGGTAAATTTGGTAGCAATGAATATGAAATGGTCATGCAACAGGACCGAAGCAATGATATTATTATTGATTGGGAAAATGGTGAAACTAGCGTTATGAGTGGTGCTCAAATTTATGAGCTTATTTTTAACAGCGGTAAACCATGGGTGTTAAGCGCCAATGGTACAATCTTTACAACAGAAAAAGAAGGCATTATTCCTGGCTTATTGGCACGTTGGTATAAAGAACGTAAAGAAATGCAGGCCAAAACCAAAGAGGCCATTAAAGCGGAGAATAAAATTGAAGAAGAATATTGGGACAAACGACAGTTGGTTAAAAAGATTAACCTTAACAGTCTATACGGTGCTATTCTTAATGCTGGTTGTCGTTTTTTTGATAATCGCATTGGTCAGTCAACCACTCTTACAGGCCGAGGTATTGCACGACACATGGCTGCAAAAATCAATGAAGTTATCACCGGAGAGTACGACCACGTTGGAAAAAGCATTATCTATGGAGACACTGACTCCGCTTATTTCAGTGCCTATACATCCTTAAAGAATGAAATTGCCAAAGGTGAAATTCCTTGGACTAAGGATAGTGTTGTACAACTGTATGATACAATTGCCGGAGAAGTTAATTCAACATTCCCACAGTTTATGTTGGATGCACATCATTGTCCAAAATCACGTGGTGAAGTTATTAAAGCTGGACGTGAAATTGTTGCTATCAAAGGCTTGTTCATTACCAAGAAGCGTTATGCTGTATTGTATTATGACAAGGAAGGTAAACGTAGTGATGTGGATGGCAAGCCAGGCAAAATCAAGGCCATGGGCTTGGATTTGAAACGCAGTGATACTCCGGAATATATGCAAAAGTTCTTAGAAGAAGTTTTGACCAAAGTATTAACTGGCAGTGAAGAAAAAGAAATTCTTACTATGATTAGCGAATTCAGAACTGAATTCAAAGCTCGTCCTGGATGGGAAAAAGGTTCGCCAAAACGTGCCAACAATATTGCTGAGTATCAAGAAAAAGAAAAGAAAGCCGGCAAGGCAAATATGCCTGGACACGTTCGTGCAAGTATTAATTGGAATACATTACGCCGTATGAACAATGACAAATATAGTCAACAAATTGTTGATGGTATGAAAGTTATGGTTTGTAAAATTAAATCAAATCCGTTGGGATATACTTCAGTAGCATATCCTGTAGATGAGTTGCGTTTACCAAAATGGTTTCAAGAACTTCCATTTGATCATTTAGAAATGGAATCAACTATTATTAACAACAAGATTGAAAATCTTATTGGTGTGTTGGAGTGGGATTTAAGTTCTACTACCGAGACCAACACATTCAACAGTTTGTTTACATTTGACTAAATTAGTCATTGACTTTTCGCCTCGGCCTAAATATACTATTAAAAAGGATATCACATGAAAGACTTACTTAAAGACATCGTAGCACACACAAATAAATTGGGATTTCTTAACATCGTTAAGATTACCGGAGATCAAAATAAAACAACTATCGAATCTATTGCAGATGACCGTAGTGTTGTTATGACAGCAGAAACAACTGATCCATATCCACAAATGATTGGTGAATTTGGTATGCCACAACTTGACAAACTACGTTATTTGGTAGAAGGTAAAGAATATCAAGAGGATGCTAAAATTGAATTAGTTACTGGTCAACGCAACGGTGTTGATCTTCCAATTGGACTTCACTTTGAAAACAAAGATGGCGATTTTAAAAACGATTACCGTTTTATGAATCAAGAAGTTATTGCAGAAAAAATGAAAATGCCTAAGTTCAAAGGCGTTAATTGGGATGTTGAAGTTACTCCAACTGTAAGTGCTATTCAGCGTTTTGCATTCCAAGCAGGTGCTAACACAGAACACACCACATTTATTGCTAAAAATTCTGGCACTGATGGACTTACATTTACATTTGGTGATCAATCAAGTCACGCAGGTGAGTTTGTATTTGCTACAGGTGTTACAGGTAAGATTACAAAAGCATGGAGTTGGCCAGTTGCATCAGTATTGGCAATTTTGCGAATTGCAGATGCTAACAATGCCAAGTTAAGTTTTAGTAATGGCGGCGCCATGAAGATTACCTTAGATAGCGGTATTGCAGTTTACGAATATATCATTCCAGCAATTGCATGATAAAAGATATTGTTAGTAGCGGGCCGTTTATTCAGGCATTAGGTGGGGGAGGTTATACTCCCTACATCAATATGAGTAATCCTAGTGCTGGCATGGTCCGTTTTCATAGTAATACACAGAGCCTTGAAATCTATGACGGCACAAACTGGCAAGTATGGAATACTAGTGTTGCTAACATAAGTTTAACTAGCGATGCCGTTAGTGCTATTATGTGGGCACGAGATAAGATGACTGAAGAGGCCAGCCTTAAAAAATTAGCCGAAGATCATCCTGCTATACAAATTGCTTTGAGTAATTTAGAAAAGGCAAAACAACAATTAGATGCTACAATAATATTAAGTAAAGAACATGACAAATCAAGTTAATTTAACAAACTATCAAAAAGACTACGCTGTCTATTTGCCAGCGATTAGTACTTTTTACAATACATACATTTCTAAACAACGATTAGGTGAGTATGTTCCAACTGAACGCATTCCTAAAGGGTTTGATCGTGGCATTGAAGGTATGAACTTTCTAAATCCAGAAGAAGGTTATTTTACATACAAATACGGATTGTATTCAGCAGGACATGCACAATTAGATTTGATAAAGAGCCAAAAACAAGAATCAATGATTCAAGGTCGAGATCGTAATAACACAATGATCTTAGGTGATTCAGGTGGATTCCAAATTGGTAAAGGTGTTCTTAAGTTTGATTGGTTAGACTTTGAAGGTCCTAACGCAACTAAAGTTCGTCAGCAAATTTTGGAATGGCTTGAAGTCACTGCTGATTGGAGTATGTTACTTGACGTTCCAACATGGGCATGTGATGAAAATCATACAGAAAAAACTGGACTAAAAACATTTGATGATTGTTTGGACAAAACAAAATACAACAATGATTATTTCCTAAAAAATAGATTAGGTCAAACAAAGTTTCTAAACGTACTACAAGGCAGTGACTGGGAAACTGCTGAAAAGTGGTACAATGGAGTTAAAGAATTTAGCGATCCTGCCATATGGGGCGACAAAGCCTGTGAAGGTTGGGCCATGGGAGGCGCTAATATGTGTAAGATGGATGTCACTCTTAAACGTCTAATGACTATGAGAGAAGATGGCATGCTTACTGGCAAGAACTGGATGCACTTTTTGGGCACCGCTACATTAGACTGGGCTTGCTTTTTAACTTCAATTCAACGACAAATTAGGAAACATATCAATGAAGAAATTACCATATCTTTTGACTGCGCCTCACCGTTTGTCGCAACAGCATACGGACTCGTCTATTCCAACCCACAGCACTCAACAAAGCGGTGGAGTGTTATTATGGAAAAAGCCCCAGACAACAAGGCCCTTGCAGAGTCAGATATCCCCTTCCCCTTTGAAAGTGAAATCGGCCGCCGCTTAACAATGAATGATGTTTGTTATTACAAACCAGGAATGTTAAACAAAATTGGCAAGGAAGGTAAAACCAGTTGGGATAGTTTCAGTTATGCATTGTATATGGCACATAATGTTTATCAACACATTGTTGGTGTACAACGTGCTAATCAATTAATGGATATTGAAACTGCAAAACATAAACCAGACTGGCGCTATTGGAAAAAGTTATCAACTAAAGATATGTTTAGTGATGAGCATGGTTTTTGGGTTCCACGTAACATTTTGTACTTTGACAGATTTGTCAAAGAGTTGTTTGAAACAAAAACTAAAGAAGAAGCATTTGCAATGTTAGATTCAGATGTTGCTAAATCATTTTTGCGTAGTTTGGATGGTGGACGCTTGCGTGGTGGTCCATTAGACAACAACTTTGACGCAATTTTTGAATCACCCGAGCCAGTATTGAACAAATCTGTTTCACCAGTATTTGCAATGCCGGAGTTAGATGAAAGTAAGTTAGAAGAGTTAGAAAATCAATTAGGAGAAGAAAATGGCAAATAAACTAGGTAAATTAGCAAAAGTAAATGAAAATATCACCCTTAATCGTTATGACAACGGTTGGATGGTAGAAGTCAGTGGTCGCAATAAAAAAGAAGATTGGGCCTCTGTTAAAACTCTTTGTAACACAGAAGAAGAACTCATTGCTGTAATCAAAGAGTGGAATTCGATGGATTTAGACAATTAAAGATATTATGCAAGCATTTGAATTAGCCGATGTTATCGAAAGTTATCTCGATAGCGTAGGTCAAGATTATAACTATGCGTGGCTTGTAGAAAAGGCACAAGATATTATCAATGGATTAGAGTCTGGCGAAGGTACAGATCCCAGTTACGGAAATTAAGGAAATTAAAATGACACAATGGACCGTTAGTACATATTATAAAAAGTCTTGTCAAGAAGTCGAGTCATATCATCAACGCGAAGGCGAAGGTGTAGTTACAGTCACTAACGGTTTCCGTTATGGCGAGTGGACTGTAGAAACTACAGACGATACTCCTCCACAGTTTGAATTTACTTTTGTACCTGGCGGGGATGGTAAGAAAGATAGTATTGATATGTTAGACTGTGAAGTTAACAATATTGAAAGTGTTGACCTTATTGAGCTGTTTGACGGTGGTTGCTGGTATGATATTGAAATTGAAGGATTAGATGATGACGAGGAAGACAGAATTCGCGAATTCCTTGATGATAATAGTCCTTACGATTTAGAAGAAGAAGGTTGGATGCAAGGTGACACACATTGGTGGATCTGGGGTCCTATTGAAATTAAAAACGAAGCCGGCGAAACAGTACGCATTATCTGTGCAGATGCTGACGGTAATATTATCGATTTTGAGGAATAAATTTTGAAAACTAGCCTTATTGTTGGAATGGGCATTGGCAACTTGTATGCCACTGTACTTGGTAATCTTGGGCACGGTATTATTACTGTAGATTCCGATCCTAATAAGAATGCAGATTTTACCAGTGTTGAAGATGCCATTAGAGAATGTCGCATGTTTGACACTGTACACATTTGCACACCAAATTTTACGCATATTAAAATTGCCAGAAAGTTAGCGCCAGTTAGTAGAATTGTGTTTATCGAAAAACCTGGAGTTGCTACATCTGATGCCTGGGAACAGTTATGTACTGACTATCCTAAGACACGATTTATGATGGTCAAAAATAATATGTGGCGCAATAATATTGCAGAACTAAAGACAAAAGCTGACCAAGCAGATACAGTTAATTTACTGTGGCTTAATAAAGACCGTGTTCCTAATCCTGGAACTTGGTTCACAACTAAATCATTGGCATTTGGCGGAGTTAGTAGAGACTTAATGCCTCACTTATTAAGTCTATATATTGCACTCAATCCCAATTGGCGTACTGATGAATTGATTGGATCAAGTGCTACGACTAATTGGAAATTAGAAGACCTAACGCAAACTGATTATGGTATTGTTAAAGCAGATGGCACCTATGATGTTGACGATGAATGCCATTTAGTGTATACTGAGAAATGGAATTTAGCCGCAGATTGGCGTACTGATACAGTCGACTGCCGTCAAATTTTATTTAATATGCCAGAAGATGTTGAAGTATTTGAATTAGGTCTATGTCCTGAAGATGCATATCAAGCTATGATTAAAGATGCAGTAGACAATGTAGGTAATGATGAATTTTGGCAACAACAATATGAATACGATATGTGGATTCATAAACAAGTGGAAAATTTATGAACAGAGTGTTAGTTACAGAAGGTAACGGTTTCTTTTACGAAACCAAATATGAAGTTCCAGCGTTAAATGATAATGAAATTTGTGTACGTGCAATAATGACTGGTGTGTGCCGCAGTGACATTGACATGATGTTAGGCGACTTTGGACCATTACCACTGCATATGCAAGGACACGAAGGTTTAGGCGAAGTCATTGGAATTGGCAAAAATATTAAAGGCGTTTATTTCGGAGACTATGTAGCAACACGTGGCGAACCTGCGTATGCTGACTTCTATAATGTACGTGATAACGAATTTGTAGTAGTTCCAGAAGCACACCCTAAATATATTTTAGAACCAGTAGCATGCGGAATCAATGTAGTTAAACAAGCAGACGATGAACTTGCCAAAAGAACAGGTAAATTACTTATTCTTGGCAGTGGATTTTTGGCATGGGTCGCTTACAACACATTAAAATTAGACTGCTATCGATTTGAAATTGATGTGGTTGGAAATAGCAATAAAGAACTTTGGGGCGATAACTTATTATCAAGTGCCAATGGTAGCTATGACATTGTAATTGATCTTAGTGGAAAATATGCACTAGGTACTGAAATCAACCTAAATAATAATGCACTCATCATTGATGCAGTAGGTAAAGCAGTTAGTCATAAGGAAGCACAGCAACAACTTTGGAAAGCTGTTACCACTATCAAGCCAAGTCCACGAAATGAAAAGTTTATCAAATGTATGGAATACGCAAAGTATTGGATTGAAAACGATAAACTAAATGTTGACAAATTCTGGACTCGAGCATATAATAGAAACATAGAATGGCAACAAGCGTTTACGGATGGCGTTAATCGTCCGGATGGGTATAGCAGAGGTTATATTAAATGGGACTGAACACTGAAGAACGACAAGCTGTCGTTTATTTCACAGGCTATGAAGTAGAACATACTGTTTGCTACGGTATGAAAACATTGTTTGTTGTAGGAACTCCTCCTTTAGAAGAAATTCTACAACAAGCAAACAGAGATGTTGAAATTAAACAAATCTACTTTGGCACTAGTCAAAGTTTTAATCCAAAAGATGCTACATTTGATGAATATCGTCCCTGGGACAATGTTATCAAAGGCTGTTTAGACGAAGGGTATTGGGTAACCTTAGACTTTGATATTAAACATATTGAGGGTGTAATTGAATCAGGTTATTGCGAATATGACCGGTTTGTTCCAATGATTAGTTGCAAACTCCCATACATCAAACAACTTAACTATAATGCTACACTCAAGTTAGATGACTTAACTTGGGGTAAAACCAATCCAGGCGTTTGGACACATCAACTGCATGATTTGATGGCCAAGGACAAATATACGCACTGGGATCAATATACACAGGACACAAAATTATGATTACAACAAAAGTTACCAAAGGTACGCCTAAGGAAGATCCACAAGAAAAACTTTTTAAATTGTTAGAAAGTATTGACTGGAAGCTGTGGGAAATGTATAATATGATGAAGGACAATTTGCCAGCCAAAGAAAAGGCAAAAAAGACAACAACTAAACCAGAAGTAAAAGATGAGTGATAATATGATTTGGGTTACCTTTCGTAAGGAAGGTATTCATTGCTATCCAGCAGCCGCTACAGATCCAGCATTAGCAACAGGTGACGAATATGATGTTAGTTTCTTAGGAACTACACATCGTCACATTTTCCATTTTAAAGTTTCTATTCAAGTGTTTCACGATGACCGTGACATTGAATTTATTCAGTTTAAACGTTGGCTTGAAAAGTGTTATACCGATGGCACTTTAGAGCTAGACTACAAATCCTGCGAAATGATTGCTCGTGATCTTAACGATGTAATCAAAGCAAGATACCCAGGTCGTGAGACTTGGATCGAAGTTAGTGAGGATGGCGAGAATGGTTGCTTCCTTACTTTTATTAACAATATTGCTACAATGGAATCTTAATTATGGCTAATATCCCTGCCTATATTACAAAAACTCTTCAAATGAAACCTGAGGTCACTAAGATCTATAATGATCTTGATCGTTGGTTGGATCACTGTAGGTTTAACCTACTACCATACAACCCTGCGGATTTATATCGCAGTCCAGAATATCGGAAGTTCCAACAGGAACAAGAGTATTTGGAACGTAAGGCACGCCGCGAACGTGAAGGGCGTCCTGCGCCCGTCAAGCAACGCGAATTCCGCGGTAACTTTAAGCCTCGCTATTAAAATGGCAAATATCTTTCTAATCGATTTAGAAAGTGTAGAAACTAGGTACACTGGCCAATGGAAAAGCCATGTACCTAATCTCTTGCGAAAGGCAGGTCACAATGTTCAAATTATATCTGGCCCTACGGATATTCCTAATGCCACTACTCCTGGTGCTTTCCTTAATTTTGGTGGTACCAATATATATAAGTCAGCTCAAGTGGAGCAGATGGGTCGTTTATTTTGTGCCGGAGCAGTTAAGCCAGGCGATCATTTTTTGTTTACTGATGCTTGGCATCCTGGTATCATAAACTTAAAGTACATGAGTGAACTACTGAACATTCCAGTAGTCACGCATGGCTTATGGCACGCCGGTAGTTATGATCCTCAAGACTTCCTTGGACGCTTAGTCGGAGATAAACCTTGGGTCCGTCACGCTGAGAAAAGTTATTTTCACGCATTTGATCATAACTACTTTGCTACAGACTTTCATATTGAAATGTTTTTTACTAACTTGCTTAACAATGGTATTCAATCCAGCACTCCTGTGCCAGAACGTGCCGATGTTAAACAATGGCTAGACGATAAAAAAATAGGTCGCACAGGTTGGCCTATGGAGTATATGGAAGATACATTAACAATGTATAAGAATATGCCCAAGCGTGACTTAATTCTTTTCCCACATCGTGTAGCACCCGAGAAACAAGTGGAAATATTTAGAGACTTGGCTACGCACTTGCCGCAGTATGAATTTATAGTGTGTCAAGATCAACAACTAACAAAAAATGAATATCATAATTTG